GTTGAGGATGTAATTGAACTAGCCAACCTAATCAAAATGCCGCTTTTACCTTGGCAGGAGTTCGTATTGCGCGACATGCTGCGCGTGGACAAGAAAGGAATGTGGATACGCAAGACCAACCTTCTCTTAGTGGCTAGACAGAACGGAAAGACCCACCTAACGCGCATGGTGATCCTTGCTCACCTGCTCAAGTGGGATAGCAAGAACATCATCATCGCTTCATCAAACCGCTCAATGGCGTTAGACACCTTTCGCCAAGTAGCCAGCGTATTTGAACATAACGAGAACCTTATGGCGCTAGTTAAGGCGATCAGATACGCCAACGGTACTGAGTCGATCGAAATGAAAGACGGCAGGCGTTTAGATGTTGTAGCCGCGACCAGAGACGGCTCACGCGGTCGAACTGCCGATGCGTTATTCCTCGATGAAGTTCGTGAATGGTCAGAGGAAGGCTATCGAGCAGCGATGCCGGTAACTCGCGCTAGACCAAACGCTCACACCTTCCTAACTTCTAATGCTGGAGATGCTTTTAGCGTTGTACTTAACCAACTGCGCGAAAGAGCGTTAGACAACCCACCAAAGTCCTTTGGCTTCTACGAATACAGCGCGCCACAGTATTGCAAGATAGATGATCTCCAGTCTTGGGCTATGGCTAACCCTGCACTTGGCTACACGATCACAAAGGAGTCGCTAGCCGAGGCAGTTGCTACCAGCCCAATAGAAAACACGCGCACAGAGTTGCTTTGCCAATGGATCGACTCCCTAAGTTCACCTTGGCCTCATGGCATTCTTGAGGAGACTAGCGATAGCGAATTACAGATCCCTGTTGGCGGATATACAGTCTTTGGCTTCGATGTTTCGCCTTCTAGGCGTAATGCTTCGCTCGTTGCCGGTCAACTTCTACCAGACGGTCGCATCGGAGTAGGCATATTGCAGACTTGGGAGAGCGCAGTCTCAGTTGATGACCTAAAGATCGCAGCCGACATAAAAGCATGGGCGGATCAGTATCGACCACGCCAAATCTGTTTCGATAAGTACGCAACCCAGTCGATAGCCGAAAAGTTAGCCAATGCTGGTTGCATCGTGCAAGACATCTCAGGCCAGCAGTTCTATCAGGCCTGCGGAGACTTGCTCAACGGTCTAGTAACTCACAAAGTAGTTCACAATGGTCAAGCAAACCTAATACAGCAGATGAATAACTGCGCAGCCAAAGTCAATGACTCGGCTTGGCGTATTGTTAAGCGAAAGTCTGCCGGTGATATCTCTGCACCTATCGCTTTGGCTATGGTTGTCTCGATGTTGATGAAACCACAACAGGTAGCGGCTATCTACACCGAATGACCTATATGTAGTGTATAATTGCACCCTATGGGTATCTTTTCGCGCAAACCGCTAATCGTAGAAGCGCAAGCAGCGCCACAGGTAATGGGCGAAAACTTACCCTCACTTTATAACAGCCTAACCCTTCGCGTATCGCGCAAAGACGCTATGAGCGTTCCTTCTGTTGCTCGCGCTCGTAACTTAATCTGTGGAACTGTCGCATCTATTCCGCTTGAGTATTACAACAAGCGCACCGGCGAAGTTATCGCGCCGCCGCGTTGGATTAACCAACTTTCAAAGAACCAACCTTCATTCGTCACAATTAACTGGATCGTTGACAGCCTTCTATTCTACGGCAACGCTTACCTTCGAGTAACGGAGCGTTATGCAGAGGACGGCCGCCCTTCAGCGTTTGAGTGGATCGCTAACTCTCGCGTTACCTTCACAACTGATCTTGAAGGCATCATGATTACTCAATATTATGTTGATGCCAACCCTATCGACATGAACGACATTGTAACTATTCAAGGGCTAGACGAAGGCGTGTTAGAACGCGCTGGAAAGACTATCCAAGCAGCGATCGACATTAACAAGGCCGCTTCTATCTCAGCCGCCACTCCAATGAGTTCGGGCATACTTCGGAACACAGGGGCAGACCTTCCACCTCAAGAAGTTTCAGGTTTGCTAGCCGCATGGAAGCGCAGCCGCCAAAATAATTCGACTGCATATCTCACTAGCACACTAGAGTTCCAGTCAACACAGTTCTCGCCTAAAGACATGATGTACAACGAGGCAATTCAGAACTTATCGACTGAAATTGCTCGCGCTATGAATGTTCCGGCTTACTATCTAAGCGCAGATCAAAACACCACGATGACTTATGCAAATGTAACCGAGGAACGCAAGCAATTTTATGCACTCAGCATTGAGCCATATATCCAAGCGATCCAGACACGCTTAAGCATGGACGATATCTCAACAGCAGGCCACGAAGTCCGCTTTGCTGTCTTTGATACATTCCTAAAAAATGATCCAATGGTTGAACTTCAGGTTATTGAGAAGTTGCTAACACTTGGACTTATTACAACTGAACAGGCTATGGAAATGACGGATCTAACTCCCAACGGAAGCGAAGGCATGAGTTAATGGAAACCTTATACATCGAGGCTGCATCTATTGAGTGCAGCGAGGAACGCCGCGAAATCTCAGGCAAGATCGTGCCAATGGGAACAGGCGAAATTGGTAATACTAATCTTGGCGGCGTAGTCTTTGAAGCAGGATCTATTGAGATCGATGATCCAAGCAAGATTAAGTTGCTATCTCAGCATGATGTTAAGAAGCCTATCGGCCGCATGGTTACTGCAACCGTCCGACCAGACGGCATTTATGCAACTTTCAAACTAAGCCGCTCAACAGGTGGCAACGATGCGCTAGTTATGGCGCAAGAAGGACTGGTTAGCGGTCTTTCAGTTGGTGCGGAGATCATTGCATCAGCACCTTCACGCGCTGGACACACAGTAGTGACAGCAGCAAAACTAAAAGAAGTTTCTCTCGTAACTGAACCGGCTTTTAAGTCTGCTCAGGTTCTTGAGATCGCAGCAGAGGAAGTAGAACTCCCTGCTGAACCAAACACACCAACAGAAAGCGAGGCGGTCGTGGAAAATACTCCAGACACCGTAGCAGCACCAGAAGTTGAGGCAACGGCTGTTGAAGCCGCTCGCCCAACTGTTTCAGCACCTGTGTACGCTAAAGAGCGCACAGCACCTATATCATCAACACAATACCTTGAAGCATCTATCAAGGCAGCACTTGGAGACGATGACTCACGCCGCGTAGTTCGCGCAGCAGATGACTCAACTTCAACAAACACAGGTCTGACACTACCTCAGCACCTAAACCAGTTCATCACAGATACATTCACAGGCCGCCCAGCGTTTGATGCAGTAACACGCAATGCGCTTATTGACAGTGGTATGTCTTTCACTGTGCCTCGTTTGTATACCAATGCGGCATCACCAGACACTCCACCTTCAGTAGCAGATGTTAACGAAGGCGCAGCAGTAACTGATGTTGGCATGACTTCAGCCTATGACACAGTGAACATCAACAAGTTTGCTGGCCTAAACCGCATCTCATGGGAACTCATTGACCGCTCATCTCCTTCATTCATGGAACTGCTTATGGCAGAACTTCGTAAGGCGTACGAGAAGGCAACAGACTCAGCACTTCTAACTGAACTTATTGCTTCTGGTACAACTGCAACAGGCGTGGCAGCAACAGCAGCCGGTCTCCAGTCATTCATCTCAGTAGAAGGCGCAGCCGCATACAAGGGAACAGGCGGAGACTTCGCTAACAAGTTGGTTGTTAACACAGACCAATGGGCAGCGATCACAGGCTATGCAGACACAACAGGTCGCGCACTTTACTCAGCACAGGGCGCAACCTACAACGCATCAGGTTCAGCAGTCGCATCATCTGTTCGCGGCAACATTCTTGGAACTGATCTAATCGTTGATCACAATATCGCTGCTTCAGGCGTTATTGACAACTCAGCGTTCTTAATCGCTCCTTCATCTGTTTATGTCTGGGAGTCTCCAGTCACAAACCTTCGCTTGCAGGTTCTATCAACAGGCGAACTTGAGATCGCACTTTATGGCTACATGGCAGTTTATGTCGCGAAGTCTGGCAAGGGCGTTCGTAAGTTCAACCTTACTTAATAGCAAGTAACTAAGTCGCTGGCGGCCTAGTGCCCTTCTAGGCCGCCAGTCTTTAGAAAGAGGATCAAATGTCTTACACAACAGTTGCAGAGTTACGCAGCGCACTTGGCGTTGGCACTCTCTACGCTGATGCGACCCTGCAAGAAGTATGCGATGCAGCCGACAATGTTTTGATCCCTTTTCTATGGGCTAATACGACTCCGATTATTGGGCATAGCAACAGCACTAACACCGGCACTTCTTACTTCAATGATTATGTCGATGATGTGTTCTATGTTGGTCAGACCGTAACAATTACAGGCTCAGGCGCTAAGCACAACGGCAACAAAACAATTACAGGCGTAGGCGAAAAGGAAATCACTTACGCGATTACTGGCAACAATAATACTCCTGCGCCATTCCACCCTGTGAACCCTTTCGGCACAGTCGCGGCCGATACTTATGTTGATTACTCACTAATTCCAGCGATCCAAGAAGCAAGCCTAATGATCGCCATTGACATCTGGCAGAGCCGCCAAGCGCCTTCAAGCGGTGGCGTTACAGTTGACGGCTACGCTCCAAGCCCTTACCGCATGGGTAACACTTTGCTTGCTCGCGTTCGCGGCTTACTCGCTCCATATCTCGATCCGCGCAGCATGGTTGGCTAACCATGACTGCCGCTATTTCAACCCTTCGCGCAACTATCGCAGCAGCCTTAGTTGATAACGCCCTTTGGTCTGTCTTTTCTTTTCCGCCGGCTACACCGATCGCTAACAGCATCGTTGTAAGCCCTGCCGATCCTTATGTGACACCAAATAACAACAGTTACAACACGATCGCACCGCTTGCTAATTTTAATCTCAATGTGTTCGTACCGTTGCTCGATAACGAGGGCAACCTAAATGGTATTGAGGAAATGCTGGTAGCCATGTTTAACAAGTTATCTGCTTCCTCTATCGTCTATAATGTAGGAGATGTGAGCGCGCCTAGCGTTCTCAACGCTGCATCGGGCGATCTTTTAACCTGCTCAATGCAGGTGTCAGTCCTAACGAGTTGGAGTTAAACCATGTCCGAATGGGAAAAAGAACAAGCAGAGTTCCTGATCAAGATCGGGCAAACTCCTGCAACACCAGCACCAAAACCAGCAACTAAGAAAGATGAGGAATAAACCAAATGGCAGTATTTCTAAATAATGGAGTAGTGGTTACTGTTAACTCGGTTGACCTCTCAAACCATGTCACATCAGTAACACTTAACCGTACTTTCGATGAACTCGAAGTAACAGCAATGGGTGACTCAGGCCACAAGTTTGTAAAGGGCTTGGAAGCATCATCACTAACTATCGACTTCCTTAACGACACAGCCTCAGCAAATGTTCTAGCAACTTTGCAGGCTGCGTGGGGAACTTCAGTTACTGTCACACTAAAGCAGACTTCAGCGGCTACATCAGCGACTAACCCACTTTACACAATGACTTGCCTAGTCAACAACACCACCGATATTAACGGCGCAGTTGGCGATCTTGGTACTCAGTCAGTAACTTGGACAGTCAACGGCACAGTCGCAATTACAACAGCGTAATAACTAACTAAGGGGCAAGCATGGCAAAACTAAAGGTCACAAGGGCAGACGGAAGCGTTAACGAGTACCAGATCACTCCGGCGATCGAGTACGCCTTCGAGCAATATGCAAAGAAGGGCTTTCATAAAGCCTTTAGAGATGATGAAAAGCAGAGCGATGTTTATTGGCTTTGCTGGGAAGCAATTCGTCGGTCGGGTGAAACCGTAAAACCCTTCGGGGAGTCATTTCTTGAGACATTGACGCGAGTTGAGGTCTTAGACGATGACCCTTTGGAGTAACGCGAGAGTCCTTCACCTATCTCGTAGCGAGATTATCGCTAGAGACAGGACTCTCGCCACAGACTTTAATTGAACTAGATCACACGATGTTCAGGACTTTACTTCAAGCCCTGAAAGACAGAGCAAAGGAGCAAAGCGATGCCAACAGAAGTAAAAGGCGCAGATAAACTTCGCAAAGCCCTTAAGCAATATGAGCCTGATCTAGCCAAAGAAACAACTAAAGAACTGGGCAACCTGCTAAAACCTATCGCTGCTAAGGCTCGCGGCTATATGCCGGCTGAGTCACCTTTAAGTGGCTGGGCTGCTCGATCTTTTAACGAGGGCAAGTTCCCTACCTATAATCCAACTATCGCTAAACGCGGTATCACTTACAAGACATCGCCAAGCCGCCCTAATTATCGCGGTTGGCGTTCGCTAGTATCTTTGCTTAACAAGTCAGCCGCAGGCGCTATCTACGAAACAGCAGGGCGTAAGAACGCCGGCGGAAACTTCTCGCCACGCTTAGGCGGCGATCCTAAAGGTCAGGGCAAGATGCAAGGTCGCGGCATCTTTCGCGCTTGGAACGAGGATCAAGGCAAGACTCAAGGAGCAGTTATCAAAGCCCTAGAAGGCGCTGCAGCCAAGTTCAACGCTAAGACAGGTAAATATAAGTAATGGCAACTAATGTAAAAGTCGATATTGCCGCCGAGTTCGTTGGCCGCAAAGCCTTTAACGATGCAGTTAAATCAACCATTGGTCTCAATAACCAAGTTAAAACACTTGCTAAGTCTTATGTTGGTCTGTTCACAGTTCAGCGCTTAGGCCGCGCTGGTTTCAATGCTGCCAAAGCCTTTGCACAAGATGACAAAGCAGCCAGAGTATTAACCCAGTCTTTGGATAACTTAGGCTTAGCGTTTGCAGATCCTTCAGTTAAGAACTTTATCGCCGATCTAGAAAAGCAGTTCGGTATCCTTGATGACCAACTGCGCCCTGCCTTCCAGCGTTTATTAACTACAACTGGAGATGTCGCTAAAAGCCAACAGTTACTCCGCACAGCCCTTGATCTAAGCGCCGCAAGCGGTGCAGATGTTGTATCAGTAGCCGGTGACTTATCTAAGGCCTATGTTGGCCAGACTCGATCCCTTGCTAAGTACGGTATTGGTTTAACTCAGGCTGAACTCAAGGCTATGGAGTTTGAGGAAGTCCAGACACGCATCAACGATCTATTCGGTGGACAGGCTCAAACTTCAGTTGATACCTACGCAGGATCTTTGCAACGCCTGTCTGTTGCAGCCAATAACGCTAAAGAGATCATTGGCGGCGGCTTGCTCGATGCACTTGCAGCACTTGGCGGTGGCGGTGAAGGTGGACTTACTAACACCTTAAACATAATTGAAAAGACTTCAACTGCACTTGCTACCTTCGTGCGTCGCTTTGGCGTTGGTGTTGGTCAATTAGCAGCCCTAGCGCGTGGAGACTTAAAAGCCTTTCGCGCCATAGGCGAAGCCGAGATGAACCGAGGGGTTGACCGTTCAGGTATAACTCCAGCCATTCGTGCAGAATTGCAAAAGGCGGCAGCCGATAAAGCAGCCAAAAAGAACCGCGATGCTTTGCTTAAGACAACCAAAGAGCAAACCAAAGCGATCAAAGAACAGACAGCCTTGCAGAAGGCTGGCACTCTGTTTGATATCCAACAGACTCAGATTATCGCTGCACTCAAGGGTGACATCTCAGCCGAGGAACGCAAGCGCCTAGAACTGCAACTAGCGATCCTTACCGGCAATACTTCAGAGGCATCTAAACTCGCTGGAGAACTTGCCAAGTCTCAGGGGCTATCACAGCAACTAGCAGCCTACCTAGCAAGCCTTCCAGATGCTAAGAACCCATTCACAGCGTGGAAGTCTTATCTTGACATGATCGAGGCACAGGTACGCCGCATCACAACCGTTAGCCCTGCGCCTGTTACTTCTATGGCTGAAGGTTATGGCGTTACAGGCACTCAATACTCCTTGCCTAACGGATCAACACAGACAAGCGCAGCAGGGGTTGACTTCACAGTCAATGTCAATGCTGGTTCAATTATTGCTCAAGAAAGCCTGCAAGATGTTCTACGAGATACCTTGCTCGATGCTTCACTATCTGCCAAGTTCTCTGCGATATTCCGTCAAGGCGGTTCATTCGGCCCATGACACTTCCTGCCCAGATAGCGGTCTCGTTCGACTTTACAAGCGGCGCTACTTTCGGCTACCCATTTACTATTGGCGATGTTAAGTACGGAAAGTTAGGCACAGGCACACTTGCTTCTAGCACTACTCCTGAGCCTACGGTTGATCTAACGCCCAATGTTAGGCAGATCAGTATTAAGCGCGGTCGCAACATCATGCGCGATACCTACGAGGCTGGGTCTGCAACTATCCGAGTCTTAGATCCCGACTCCTATTTCAATCCACAAAACACCGCTAGCCCTTACTTTGGCTTCTTGACACCGCTGCGTAAGTTGCGTGTATCTGCAACAGTAGGTGGCGTTGGCTATTTCTTATTCTCAGGCTATACAACAGACTACAAGTACACCTATCCTCAAGGCCAAGAAACAGGCTATGTGGACATCATCTGCTCCGATGCGTTCCGCCTAATGCAGCAGGCTGGAATTACAACTGTGGCATCTGCTACGGCTGGGCAAGATACTGGCACACGCATTGGCAAGATCCTAGATCAAGTTTCATGGCCTACATCTATGCGCACGATCGACACAGGTAACACAACCTGTATTGCTGATCCAGCAACATCTCGCACAGCCCTTGATGCCCTTAAGAACGCCGAGTTCTCTGAACAAGGCGCGTTCTATATCGACACAGAGGGAACAGCAGTATTTCTAAACCGCACCAATGTAATCAAGAAGTATGGCGAAACTCCGATCGAGTTTAATCAAACTAGTGGTATCCCTTACACAAACCTAACTTTCGCCTTCGATGATAAGTTGATTATCAACTCCGCCGGCATGACTCGCTATGGTGGAACTCAGCAAGTAGCCGAGGACTCAGCCAGTATTGCCAAGTATTTCCCTCACCAAATCAACGAGAATAACTTGGTCTTACAGACCGATGCAGATGCCCTTAATGTGGCAAAGATATATGTGGCAACTCGCAAGGAGACTACGATCCGCATAGATGCCATGACGGTGGATCTACTCGATCCAGATGTACCTACTGCCACAATGCTTAATCTGGACTACTTCTCAAATCTAAAAATTACAAATGTTCAGCCAGACGGCTCGACTATTGTTAAGACTTTGCAAGCGCAAGGACTCTCATGGAACATCACGCCAAATGCCATGAGCGTAACTGTGACAACACTTGAACCGATCGTTGAAGGGTTCATCATCGGCTCGGATATTTCAGGTATAATCGGCACTAACATAATGGCGTATTAGGAGAATATAAATGGCAACAGGCTTTCCAGCAGCTACAGGCGATGTCCTAAGCGCAGCAATGTTTAACGGACTCGTAGGCTTCACGCTCAACGACCAGACCGGCACAACCTACACCCCTGTACTGACAGATCAATATCAGGTGCTAGTAACCCGATCAAATGCCTCTGCTTCGACCATGACGATCCCTACAAATGCAAGCGTAGCCTTTCCAGTCGGAACAGTAATCACAGTTCTAAACAAAGGCGCAGGAGCAGTAACGATCTCAGGCGCAGGTGGCGTAACCGTTCTATCTGCTGGAGCAACAGCGGCAAGCCCAGTCCTAAACCAGTACAAGTCTTGCGCCCTAATTCAGACCAGCGCGAATAACTGGTTCGTGGTGGGGGCTATTGCCTAATGCTTAATAATACGGTCGCTCTACTAGGGGGCGAAACCCCTGCGGTGGGCGATTATGAGTCTATTCAGACTTACACAGTAGGCGCAGGTGGTCAAGCAAACATCACTTTTAGCAGTATTCCAAGTACTTATAAACACTTACAGGTTCGCTGCTTCATATTTGGTTCAGGGTTGCAGTACAACATCACCCTAAACGGCGATACTGGTAATAATTATTCAATGCACAACCTAACAGGTGACGGTTCAAGCGCATCTGCTGGCAACTCCATTAACACTAATAAGATATTGCAAAACTTCTTAGCGCCTACTTCGACCAGTAACCCTAGCCCTAACATTACAGATATTTTAGATTATGCCGATACGAATAAGTATAAAACAGTCAGGACTCTAAACGGTACAGACTCAAACGGTAGCGGTCAGATTACTTTAGTCAGCGGTGGGTATCGTTCCACTTCTGCAATTACTACCGTAGCAATTAACTCTGGTGGTACATTTACGCAATACTCATCTTTCGCTCTGTATGGGATTAAATAATGGCTACTACTTATGAACCAATAGCGACTACAACACTTGGTAGTTCAGCGGCAGATATTACCTTTACAGGAATTAACCAGACTTACACCGATTTAGTGGTAGTAGTCTCTGCTCGATCAACTTACGCTGGCGCGGAAGTCGCAGGATTTCTTAGAGTTGGCAACGGGTCAATAGATACAGGGTCGAACTATTCCAGCACTAGACTTCTTGGCACAGGCTCAGCCGCTTCATCTGCTCGCGCTACAAGCGTAACGCGTATCGCTTGGGATGCAATACCTGCTAACACTTCTGCCTCTGGAACTTTCTGCACCACAGTAATTTCTATAAATAATTATTCAAATGCGACAACTTATAAAACTTTCTTAATCCGTTCTAATGAAGCCAATTTTTACACAGAAGCAACGGTTGGATTATGGCGTAATACTGCCGCAATTAACCAAGTGCGTATTCTTGGCGATGGATCAGCAGATTTAGCCATCGGCACAGTTATTACCCTATACGGAATTAAGGCGGCATAATGGCTAACACTTATGTTCAAATTGGAAGCACCGTAACCGTTGGCGCTGGTGGGGCGGCATCTATTGACTTTTCATCTATTCCAAGCACTTACACAGATTTAAAAATAGTCGCTTCACTTCGTACGGTATTAACTGGGCAAGTTGTACAGTCGCTTTTAATTCAATTTAACGGTTCAACGACTGGTTATTCGTATCGTTTGCTTCAAGGTTCTGGTAGCACCGCAGCCAGTTATAACAACACAACTCGCTATTTTGGAGATGCGCCAGCGGCAGATGCCACAGCAAACACCTTCGGAAACCTCGAAATCTATATTCCAAATTATGCTGGATCAGCCAATAAGTCTTACTCAGCCGACAGCGTTACAGAAAATAACTCAACTTCTGCGCTTGCTAACTTAGATGCAGGGCTATGGTCTAATACTGCGGCAATAACTTCCATATCGTTATCGGCTGCAAATAACTTTGTTCAGTATTCAACCGCTTCACTCTACGGCATATCTAAATCATAGGAGACAAAATGGCAGACACAAAGATCATCGTTAACTGCGAGACAGGCGAAGTCTCTGAAGTAGAACTTACAGCCGAGGAAATCAAGCAGCGCGAGGCAGATGCTATCGCTTACGCGAAGGCTAAGGCTGATGAGGAACAAGCAGCAGCCGAGAAGGCTGAGGCTAAGGCTGCTATTGCAGATCGCTTAGGACTTACCCAAGATGAACTGGCACTATTGCTTGCATGAAGCCCAAACTATGCAAAGCCGGTGCGCAGTTAAGGGAACAGTTCGATGACTGCTTCAGCGATCGTGATCGTACCTCGGACGGCTGGATCGGCGATAGTCGGCACTCAGCTCGTAAGTCTGACCATAATCCAGATGCACAGGGCTGGGTTCGTGCCATTGACATTGACCGCGATCTATCCGGCAGACCTAAGCCCGACCTCATGCCCGATGTGGCGGATCAACTTCGTCTCTTGGCAAAGTCTGATAAGCGCATCTCGTATCTCATCTTTGACGGCAAAATTGCAAGCGCCAAAAGCGCTTGGCGCTGGAGAACTTATACTGGGATTAACAAGCATCGCCATCATCTCCATGTCTCGTTTAGCATCAAAGGCGATAACGATGGTTCGTTCTTTAAAGTACCGTTACTAGGAGGCACAGCATGAATATGAAAAACCCTTACCTACTCACAGCAGGTGCGTTCCTATCTGCTTGGGCAGCTTCTAACTTTGCAGCAGATTACCGCTCGATCCTTTGGGCTGTTCTTGCTGGGGTCTTTGGATATGCGACACCTAAACGATGACTCAGACGGACATCTTAAATCTTTATATTGCCACACTTGCGATAGTGGGTGGCTTGGCTGGTTATGTGATCACGCACTTGCTGTCGGAGATTAAGCGACTCAATACGCGTGTCGATGAGATCTACAACATACTCTTAGAGCGATAATTTAATCATGGCGCGTAAGAAGGCTATCGACCTAGAGGCTTACTCTATGCTCGATCAGTACTGCATCGGGCTAAATGAGTATTACAAATCGCTAAGACGAGCAGGGTTCACACCTGAACTGGCTTTGGCTATCTTGCTTGAACCTTTAACTTACCCGGCAACGATCCTTCCAACACCGAACTGGCTTCCTGAACTTCCTGGACGAGTGCCTTATGACGATGATGATGATGAGGATTAACCATGAAAAGAACTGTAATCGTTCCCGATCTACAAGTTCCATATCACGATGAAGTTGCTGTCCGCAATGTTGCAAGTTTTATTAAGGCGTACCGTCCAGATAGCGTTATTACACTCGGAGATGAAATCGATCTCCCACAGATCAGCCGATGGACAGAAAATACACCGGGCTGGTACGAGCAGACACTAGCTGAGGATCGAGACCAAGCAGTCGAGGTTCTTTGGTCTTTGGTCGAGCATTCTAAAGAAGCCCACATGATCCGTTCTAATCACACAGACCGTCTTTACAATGTGATCATGAAAAAGATCCCAGCGTTCTTGGCATTGCCAGAGTTACGCTTTGAGCGCTTCATGCGTTTAGATGAATTAGGGATTACCTATCATAAGAAGCCATACGCCTTTGCTAAGGGCTGGGTAGCAGTCCACGGAGACGAGCAGGCTATCAACTCTAATGCAGGCCTTACAGCCCTTGGAGCGGCTCGTAGGCATGGGATCAGCGTGGTTTGCGGTCACACACACAGAGCAGGGGTATCGGCCTTCACAGAGGCTTCTGGGGGCAAATTAGGGCGCATTCTGCGTGGGGTCGAAGGCGGTCATCTCATGGATATCCGCAAGGCTGCCTATACAAAGGGGACTGCCAACTGGCAGCAGGCTTTTATCATCGTTGAGGATACTCAGGTGACTCTAATCAACCTTGAGAAAGACGGCACTTTCGTGGTACATGGCAGGCGTTATGGACGATCTCGATAACGATGTAAAGCGCACAATAGACGATGCCATGGACGAAGGAGAATTGTTACCGTTTCGTTATCTAAATATGCTAGGTACTGTCTGCTAGGTGTGTAACACTTAACCCAAGAAGCCACGAAGGGCGTGGTAGAAGGGCAGTTTATGAATATCTATGAAATAGGAATGCTGATGTGTGGCTGGTTACTCAGTTGCGTTTGGTTCTACACACTCGGCGTTAACGCTGGTTACACAGACGGTCGCAGAGCCGTTCGTCAACAGATCGAACAAGCCAACAAGGTGAGAGCATGAAAGCCGGTGACTTCCTTACTGAAGCCAAAGCAGTCATTCAAGATCGTGGTCTGCAGTACGGCCACCCTAGTGACAACATGCAGCGCACCGCACGACTACTCAGCGCATATCTCGACATGCCGATCCACGATTATCAAGTCGCAGGAATTATGGTACTGGTCAAACTCGCAAGAAGCATGGAGTCGGCTAGTGTTGACACCTATGTGGACATGGCAGCCTACGCCGCAATAGCCGGAACTCTACACACACAGGAGAACGAACTTTATGTTTAATTTAGAGGACTACGAGACAGTAGAGGAACGCCTAGAAAAGTTCTGGAAGGAATATCCCGATGCTCGAATTGAAACTACTTTGGTTGAGTCAACGCTTCAGCGATTTATTGTTAAGGCTGCTATTTATCGAACTGAAGTTGATGCACAGGCTTGGACAACTGGCTATGCAGAGGAAACCGTCTCGACTAGAGGAGTTAACTCTACGAGCGCGCTTGAGAACTGCGAAACAAGTGCGATCGGTCGGGCACTTGCTAACGCAGGCTACGCTACGAAAGGCAAACGCCCTAGCCGCGAGGAGATGTCAAAGGTTAAAGCAGCAGAACCTAAGCCGTTCGCTGAGAAGTTAGCAGATAAGATCACAATGCCGGCAGAGGACGATCCTTGGACTGTCAAAGCCGTAGCACCAGCACCAACTGCTGAGGCTGCTGTGGATCTGGTCAAAGAAGTATTAGGTGGAGTTAAGATCGACAAAGACATTCCACTATGTCGCAACTGTCATGACCATAAGCCTATGACATGGAAAACAGGCGTTAGCAACAAGACCAACAAGCCTTGGGCGAACTTCAGTTGCTTTGCATGTAAAGATGTACTTTGGTACAACCTATCGCCTGACGGTACTTGGAAGGTGCGTGAAGGACAATGAGCGGCTTACAGTTTATGAACCAAGACGGTGAATGGGAGAACTTCCCTACCGATGATGAATTGGCTGAGAAGGCTAAACACCAAGAATTGCTAAACGCGTTGCAAGTTAGGATCATCTGTCATCTATGTAATGAGCCAGTACCACGCGAGGAACTAGCGTTCTGGATAGCCGGTACTGCAATTACATGGTCATGCAAGAAGTGCCACGCGGTCAATGAGTCAAAGCCGTAAGCATCGGGGCTTCCGCACCGAGCGCGTGGTTGCAGAGTATCTACGGCGCTGGTGGGAAGGTGCTGTGGTTGGTCGAGGTTCTGGGCGTGACATTCTCAATGTTCCGTTCGACTGCGAGGTTAAGGCGCGCACAGGACTCGATGTAAAGGGAACACTCCGCCAGATCGAAAGTCGCACTAAAGAAAGTGGCCTAGTGGGGTTCGCCACTTTTAGACTTAACGGGCAAGGCGAGAACGCTGAGGAATATGTAGCAATGCTTCGTCTTGGCGATCTGGTGGAGTTACTCCTAGCAGCAGGGTATGACAAACGCAAAGATGTAGTTAAAGATGCAGACATAATCAGATGTACCGGCTGCGGTGAATGGACTGTCGCTGGCTATTGCAAGTCATGTGAGGATCAGTAATGCCTATCTATGAGTTCGAATGCACTAACGAGTCATGTGAGGCTAACTTGCGCTACGAGAAGGAGTTTAAAATTAACGAGGATCATCTAGTCGAATGCGGCTTATGTCATGAGCCTATGAAAAAGATTTACAGCAGTTTCGGGATAGCGTTTAAAGGCTCAGGCTTCTACAGTACGGACAACCGATGAAGGTGGGATCACTTTGCACCGGCTACGGTGGTCTAGACATGGCTGTCGAGGCTTACTTTAACGCTGAGACAGTCTGGTGCGCAGAGTATGACCAATACGCATCACAACTTATAGAGGAACGCTTTGGCTATCTTAACTATGGAGACATAAGCAAGATTGACTGGTCAAGCGTTGAACCAATAGACATCTTAACGGCTGGTTATCCATGCCAGCCCTTCAGCCAAGCAGGATCTAGGAAAGGAACTAATGATGACCGACATATCTGGCCGCATATTACAGAAGCAATACGCATACTACGACCCAAGTTCATCGTCTTGGAGAATGTCCGAGGGCATCTCAGTCTTGGGTTCGACAGAGTTCTTGGAGACCTTACCGAATTGGGGTATGACACTAAATGGAAACTTATACGCGCTAGCGATGTCGGAGCCCCTCACCAAAGGGCAAGACTCTTTATTGTTGCCTACCCCAAACACTCTGGCTGGTCGCACGACTGGCAAACACAGGAATTGGGGCGCGGATCTGTTACATGCGCTGACTTGTGCTTGCAAGATCCGCCGGCAACGCTGGATCAAGGTTTAGTCAATATAGAGTTTATCGAATACATGATGGGCTTGGAAAAAGGCTGGGTGTCCGACATGGATATTCCAGATCAACAGAAGTATAAAATCCTTGGTAATGGAGTTGTACCTCAACAGGCTTATTATGCGTTACAACAATTACTCGATGTTGACACGCCGTCTGAGCAGGACTTATCTTAATGTATTTGACTAATACGGTACACTCTACGGCTAGAGCCCTTGAGGGGCTCAGAGCGAACCGCTTGCGGCTAGTTCGCTCGGTAGCAATCGTTATTGGGATACTTCTATCTATGGCTGACGCCGATAGATTAGAGGCTCAATACCTGCCAATAAAAGTACTTGCCAATAAGCAATTAACTGATAAGCAATACCAATGTCATAACGAGATCATCTATAGAGAATCAAGATTCAACATAGATGCAGTTAATGGATCACACCATGGCTATTACCAGATGCGTAGTAAGTCTATGCAAGGTAAGCCATATGACTATCAGTTCTATATCTATTGGTACTATGTAGCGTCTAGGTATGGATACACAGAGTATGATGAACCTAATTATTGCTTAGCACTTAAGCATCTAAAGACTAAAGGTTGGCAGTAATGGAAATGGGCAACTGCACTAGATGTGGTGAGGAAGTAATCCTTGACGATCTAGTGCGCATGTTGGACTGGTTGATTTGTGACATCTGTTATGGTGATCTGTAATGGCTAAGCGAGGAGATCCGAGATTAAGCCGAGACTATAAGAAGTTTAGGTTGCAGGTGTTAGCGCGTGACCAATGGTCATGCTTCTATTGCAGCCAACCGGCTAGTACAGTCGATCATATAATTCCAATAAGCAAAGCACCTGATCTAGTAGTGTCTTTCGAGAACGCAGTTGCATGTTGCCAGTTAGGGGTGAAGGCGTATTTAGCGTGTTTGAGAAGCATTGCGTGTCCGACTTCAACACCATGTAGAACTCGTCTTAAAACCCCATTAGAAGCCTCAGAATGGGCACTTCTACCCGCTCGGTGCGTATGCCCCATGATCACATTTTGACCCATTCGCTTGGCTTGGTTGAGTGCGCTCATGCCGGGATTAGGATTAAGACTCCCAAGATCTCCATGAATTGCTACCCAACCTTTGGCAATAGGGTAAGGGTCTTTCCAATACTTAATTCCCATTTCATCGAGCCTCAAAAACTTCTCGAACTTCAACTCTGGCAATGCTAGGAATGCAGGGATCTTCTTCATGATCACATTGTAAAGACGATCGGTATGGTTCGATCTAATAACTACGGCTTCCTTGGCATACTCCGTCAAAGACCAAAGAACATCGACTGTGTGATCTCTATCAGCAGCTAGTGTTTGCTCGTACCAACCTGGTGTTCCTTCGTGCCACCTGCTGATCTGTGGCAAGTCGATTTCGTCTCCGATAGTAACGACAGTATCGGGGCGAAAAGCCTTAATAAATACTGCGAGATTTCTAACAAATACTGAGTCCTCTAGAGGACATTGCAGGTCGGGCACAACTACGGTGCGCTTCATATTGTTTAATCCTCATCGTCATCGTCATAAGGGATCGAGTCGGGAAGTTGTGGCAGCCAGTTAGGTGTTGGCAAGATAGTTGCCGGGTAAGTTAAAGGTTCAAGCAAGATAGCCAAAGCCATCTCTGTTGAGAACCCTGCTCGTCTAAGCGATTTATAGTATTCATTTAGCCCGATGCAGTACTGATCGAGCATAGAGTAAGCCTCTAAGTCGATAGCCTTCTTGCGAGCCATAGGATTATTGTCGCTCTAAAAGTATGTTGTAGATCTCATCGACACGCCCATTAAGGCGTTTGATCTCCGACAGCAAGTGTGTGATCACATAGCCCGCTAATCCACCCACTATCGCAAGCGTGGCAATATAAAGATTTAAGTAGTCCGTTGGAGTCATCGTTTAGGTGTCGCATATCCGAATACTCCAGCAAGTACAGCCCAAAGAATAGAGCGGTAATCTGCTGCAAAGTTAGATGCAGCCCAAGCCGATAAGAACGCGCCTGTTGTTAGTACCAATGGATTTTTCATATTCATGCTGTGCCTCCTAGTAATGGGATATTAAAGAACGAACCATCTTGATCACCCTTGATACTGAACGAGATATGCATATGATGGCGATGCTTGTTAATCCCAGTATAAGTTCGCCAGCGCCAAGCGCTTTTGGCTGAACAGATCTTTGACTCGAATATGATGTATTTAATGCGCTTGTCGGTCTTGGCGAGTCGAAGTTGATCAGCAATATCGGGCATGAGGTCTGGCTTAGCCTTACCAGAGACATCTCGATCGAGGTCGAGCGCTCTAACATACCCATTCGATGTATCAGGTATGTGATCGCTAGTGCCGCTTGCACGATGTCGGGCATCGGCGATCCAGCCATCACTCGACCTATCGCGATCTGGGAACGCGTCATCAAGTTGCTCTCTCAACTGCTGCCCGGCTTTGCATAACTTTGGCTTCATGCCAGTAGCAGTGCCAATTCATCTGCGGTAAGTCCTAAGCGGTCTGCAATAGCAGCCTTAGCCTCAGCCTTCTCCGCTGCTGCTTGCTCCTCATCGGCTTTAGCCTTCGCGTAAGCAATAGCATCTGCTTCGCGCTGCTTGATCTCCTCAGCGGTTAGTTTAACTTCAGAGACTTCACCAGTCTCGCAGTTCACGATTATCTTTGTATCTGCCATGTCTGTCTCCTTATGATTTGGATATGCCGTAGAGGTAAAAAGTTGAATAAGTAACGAAAGAACCGCCGCTTTCACTTGTTAAAGTAATAGATGAAATGGCTGAAGTTTTTGTGTCTAAAGTTGCAGACATAACCTGATACGAGTCCGTTTGATTTGCCTCAGTAACTTCATCTGATGAACCAGATTTAGCAGTTGATCCAGCATAATTTGGTATATAAAAACTGCTGCTTGCGAAAGTATTGTTTGCGTTGGCGAAAGTTCCCACCGTACCACCTGCTCTAAGCCAAGTTTGATTTGCCGATGCAGGTGAACCAGTACCAGCGCCAAAGACGATCTTAGATGTAGTTGTACCAGGAGAATTATAGGCAGCCTTTATTGCGTACACAATTCCTGTGCCTGTATCTTTTGCAGACATTAAAAGCATTAAATCCGTATAAGTGCTAGGGATAGAATTAAAAACTATGCTTGCTTGATTAGATGCACAAATATATTCCGCTATCTTTACATAAGTGTTAGCCATTATGCCGCCTTAATTCCGTATAGGGTAAAGGTAGTACCGACAGCCCAAGTGCCAGAGGCAACGCCAAGTAAGATCGTGTTAATTGCAGAAGTGCTACGCCATAGACCAACTTGCGCTTCTACGCCGTAACCTGCGTTATTGGCTCGGTTAAGAAAAGTTTTGTAAGTCGTAGTGTTTGAGTAATTCATTAAGTGAATAGTATTTACATAGTTAAAGTTGGATGCGTCTGGCGCTGAGTTATTGTCGCAATAAAACAGGGTTTGAGATGAGCCACGATAAGACGAAGCGGCTGAACCGTTGCCTGTTAGCCCTGTTCGTGAATAGTTGCTGCCAGTATCTACCGACCCATTACCTACCTGCATATAAGTATTAGTAACGGTTGAAGCCTTTGCGTTGATAATTACGATTAGGTCTGTATAGGCAGAACTGATGCTGCTAAAAGTAGTCGTTGCAGCAGCGCTGCCTAGTGTTGTAGTCGCTATCGGTTCATAAGTTTTAGCCATTATTTGACCCCATAAAGCGCGAAGGTAGAATTGGTTACGAAGTCGGCTGAGCCGCCCTGAGCGTATAGAACTATCGAAGTTATAGCCTCTGGAGTCTTAAACCATAGACCGCTAGAGAACCGTAAGTCTCCACCCGCGCCGTTAATATCCGCACCGCTTAGAGTTCTAATAGTTTTGTTCTTATTGGTTGAGGTGTAATCCAAAATATCTATAATCCCTGCGCCGAACATTGAAGCCCCAGCAGATGCGCCTGAACCGATAGCGCAGTTAGATAAAGTGTCGGAAGTTGTAGCGCCCGCTCCAGCCGAACCGCCGTCTCCATAAAGGAAATGTCGCGCATAATTAGCCGAACTGTCTCCGTTAAAGCGAATAGATACGCTATCTGTTCCGCTCGCTCGAGTGGAGCGCGAAATATACCTAATTTGCAAGTGTTTATATCCAGAACTAATACTGCTAAAGGTAATTAAGTTCTGGTTGCTGCCGAGAGTTACGGTAGCAATAGACTCGTAATCGCCCACCGCAGGGGTTTCGCCCCCTAGTAGAGCGACCGTGTTGTTAAGCATTAGGCAATAGCCCCCACGACATACCAGTTATTTGCTGAAGTCTGGATTAGGGCGCATGACTTGTACTGGTTTAGGACTGGACTTGCTGCTGTTGCTCCAGCAGATAGAACGGTTACGCCACCTGAGCCAGAGATCGTTACTGCTCCCGCACCTTTGTTAAGGACTGTAATTACTGTTCCGACGGGGAACGCTACGCTTGCGTTTGTAGGGATCGTCATGGTTGAAGCTGAGGCGTTAGATCGGGTGACTAGCACCTGATATTGGTCGGTCAATACTGGTGTGTAGGTTGTGCCGGTCTGGTCGTTAAGCGTGAAGCCTACGAGTCCGTTAAACATAGCCGCGCTTAGGACATCGCCTGTAGCTGCTGGAAAGCCTGTTGCCATTTATATCTCCTAATACGCCATTATGTTAGTGCCGATTATACCTGAAATACTCGATCCGATGATGAACCCTTCAACGATCGGTTCGAGAGTTGTCACAGTTACGCTCATGGCATTTGGCGTTATGTTCCATGAGAGTCCTTGCGCCTGTAAAGTCTTAACGATAGTTGAGCCGTCTGGCTGCACATTTGTAATCTTTAAGTTTGAGAAGTAGTCGAGATCCAGCATTGTCGCAGTAGGAACATCTGGATCTAGTAGATCGACCGTCATAGCATCTATGCGGATCGTAGTCTCTTTGCGAGTTGCCACATATATCTTGGCTATGTTTAGAGTGTCTGCATCTGTCTGGGCTACGAGATTAGACTCGTTTAACTGATGCGGGAAGTATTTAGCGATAGAGGCTGAGTCCTCTGAGACCTGCTGTGTGCCGCCTACGCGAGTCATGCCAGCAGAGTTAATAATTAACTTGTCATCAAAGGCGAAGGTCAGGTTGGTGTAAGGGATACCTGTTGTCTGATTAAACTCGATCGGAGTCTCGCCATACTTCTTAATCACATTGGTGCGATTTAGGAATATCGCAGTTCCTTCAACATCTATGTAGAACGCGCCCTGTTCGCTGAATTCGCAGTTTTTCAAGGCATCTAGGGCTGTGCGAGAAGTGCCGGGATCGGCTATGCAGGTTGTGTTGCCGGTATCTATTGTGCGCATAGAAGCAGGCCATGAGACTTGATCTAGGATTTTGCCAATTCGAGTGCCAGTATCTTGCCCAGCAGTAGCACTTGCAACGGTTGTAATCCCAGCTTGTTGCATAAGTCTAAAAGCATCTGAGCAGATTATGTCAACATAGCCTGTCTCTTGGCCTTGCGGATAGGTGTACTTATAGTCAGTTGTATAGCCTGAGAATAAGAAGTAACCCACGCCGCCTACCGTTGCTGAGACACGCAACTTGCGAAGCGGAGTCAAGAAGCCAAAGTAAGGCGAGTTCACATTCTGTGGGTTAAAGTCAGAGTTAGGATCTAGGACTCTGATAGTTGCAGACCCAGACTCGTAAGTATCGCGCATGATATTGCGACCGCGCTTGATACTGATCTGTCTTACATTAGGGGTTAGATCAACCGTAGGCTCTGGAGTAGTAGTTGAAGCAAGTGTGCCTGTGCCTAGAACGCCGTACTTTTCATCTCCAATAGTGAACGGATAGCCGAAGGTAGCGCCGCTAGTAAAGTCGAAGGATACAGAGATCTGTGCAGGAAGTGTCATGGCCCGAATGAACCACCTTGACGATAGATCGCAGCAAACTTGGCAGATAGTGAAGCATCAAGCAAAGTATCTCGCAGAACATCTTGCAAGCCTTCTTGGGCAATAATTGAACCAGCATTGACATTAACTGTAAAGTCAACTCCTGCTGCGCTTGTCTGTTGTGATCCGTTAGGCAAGGAGTATTGCTGACCAGTAACGCCGTAACCAGTAGCCATAGACACGACTGGCGCAACCGTTGGATTTGCTATGCGGCGCACCTGCGCCTCGATCATATCTAGGTAAGACTTCCATGCTGTAAAAGGGTTTTTAGCATCTGGCATAGATGCAAGGTAAGCAGCTAGTTGCTGTGATAGCCCTTGACTCTTAGCAATTTCGCCAGCGAGTTTAGATGCCTCTGTTGTGTTGCCGGTGAGTATCGCTAGTTGTAGTTCTAGGCGCTTGCGTTCCTCAGCTGAGATATCGCCCTTAAGCGCAGCGATAATCTGAGTCTGTTGGATATCGAATAGAGTGCCAGCCTTTTGAAGCGCCGTTTGTTCTTTGATCGCCTTGGTCTGCTCTTTAGTTGTCTTGAGCAAAGCATCGCGGTTCTTTTTTGCTGCTTTGTCGGCTGCCGCCTTAGTTAGTTCTGCTCTAATCGCTGGAGTAATACCAGACATGTCTCGACCGCGGTTCATCTCGGTCTCGCCTATGGCTCTAAAGGCTTGCAAGTCTCCACGCGCTAGGGCTGCTAACTGACCAACTCCAACGCCAAAGCGGCGCACGAAGGTAGCAAGTGCAGTAGAAGTCTTTTCAATAAGGTTAAGAGTATTGGTAAGTCCGCCTTCTCCACCGCCGCCAAGGGCTGCAAGTGCATCGAGTAAGCCACCACCAATGATCTCTTGAGCATTGCTAGAAGCAACTGATAGGCGCTGCATAGCACCTGCATAGGTATCAACTGCAACTGTTGCTTGTCCGCCAAATAGATCGTTGATGCGTGTTTGAACTTCCTCAAAGGTCATCGCCTTTAGTTCGACTTGAGTTAAACCAATACCGTACTTAGCAAGGGCGCGAGTCTGACCTACAAACCCCTTTGAGAGATCCCCTGCCACCGAGACAACATCTGCGCCGCTAGCTGCTGATAGATCCAGCGCGGTGCGGAGCAATGACTGGGCTTTAGCAACATCTCCAGTTGTAGTTAATAAACGCTGGAATGCCGGGCGAAGTTGATCATCTAGGATACCAAATTGCTTTTCAAGGTCTGCAATGAAGTTCTTGACTGAAGGATCTGCAAAGGCTAACCCTAAGTTATCAAGCGACTGGGTTAATACTCTTGCTGCTTTATCATCTTGAGCAAAGGCTTTAGCAGCATTGAAGCCCGAACGCGCTAAGCGCTGGGCTGTAAATAAACCGACATAAGATTTAGCGAGTGTCTTGACCTGAGAGTTAAGGCTAAGGGTTGACTTGGCGGCATCTTGAAAGGCTTTCTTGCCAGAAAATACCGAAGCAATATCTATCTTTAGATCAGCCATTATTTAACACCTGTCTTTGCTTTAAACTCAATAGCAGAACTGCCAATGGCTTTAACTATCGCAGCTGTTACTTTGCCTTGATCCTCTGCGAACGCTCTGAATATGGCGCGGCCAGTCATCTTGCGAGTTGATCGACCTGCTTGCCCTTGTTGTCTTGGTCGAGCGTTGACTAGTTCGCCTGTGGCATTAGCGCGGTCTAGGAACTGCTTACCAGCGTTAGGGTTTAGAGACTTGTTATAGCCTCGGCCGTCCTCGCGGTAAGAAGCAGGTGTGAACTTAGTGCGCTGGAAGGTTGGCTGACCGTTAGGGTTCTTGCGGCCTGCTGTCTCGTAGATCGCTCCACCGGCTGATGAGTTAATAATCCGCGCTAGAGATACGAAGCCTCGCTTATTAGGCTTAGAAGGACTGGTCGAGTATTTAACTCCGCGCTTGGCTTCTGACTGATCGTACTTAGGAAACATGCGGTACTTAGCGGTATCTGATGACGAAGCAGCAGAAGTCCAACCAGATAGCATGGCAGTATTAGACGGCATATAGCCGCGAGCCTTATTCGTAATCGGCTTAAGCGCGGCTGCCATTTGTTTAGTAGTTGCCTTGGCTAGATCAGGTTCAAACTCTCGAAGGGCTTTGCGAAGTTTATCTGCGCCTTTTAGTTCGACTGGCATCGCTCTGCTCCTTTGCTCTGTCCTTCAGGGCTTGAAGTAAAGTCCTGAACATCGTGTGATCTAGTTCAATTAAAGTTTGGGGCGAGAGTCCAGTCTCAAGCGATAGTCTCGCTACGAGATAGGTGAAGGACTCCCGCGTTACTCCAAAGGGTCATCGTCTAAGACCTCAACTCGCGTCAATGTCTCAAGGAATGACTCTCCAAAGGGTTTTACGGTTTCACCCGACCTACGAATTGCTTCCCAGCAGAGCCAATAAACATCGGTCTGCTTTTCATCATCTCTAAAGGCTTTATGGAAACCTTTGCCTTTGAATTGCTCAAAGGCGTACTCGATCGCCGGAGTGATCTGGTACTCGTTAACGCTTCCGTCTGCCCTTGTTACCTTTAGTTTTGCCATGCTTTTGCCCCTTAGTTAGTTATCAGGAAGTTGTAATTGCTACTGTGCCGTTGACATTCCAAGTTACTGACTGAGTGCCAAGGTCTGCAACTGAACCGTTAATATCGGTTGTGTTGTTAACTAGGCAGGTCATTGTGTAAAGTGGGTTTGTCGCTGATGTAGCAGCTGAAGTCTGCTTTAGTGTGACCGTTACTGATGTACCCCACGCGGCTTGCAAAGTTGCTAGAACATTTGCTGAGGCTGTGTCGTTTAGGAAGTCAATAGTAAGAGATGATGCTTCCAAGCCCTTAACGAACTTGTGACCGCTGTCGCCCATTGCTGTGACTTCGAGTTCATCGAAAGTACGGTTAAGCGTTACTGATGTGACATGGTTTGAGAGGTCAACCGAGTTAACAGTAACCACTACTCCATTGTTTAGAAATACTGCCATTTGGTTTATTCCTCGTCTTTCTTATTAGATGGTTTTGGTGCTGGTGTAACAGGAGTCTGACCAATTTTGATCAGGAACTCTGCTTGTTCTTTTTCCCATTCATTCATGGCTTAACTCCAACTCGTTAGGACTGAGACTTGCAGGGAGCAAGTCAGTAGATCGCCTGATGCGGCATTAAGAACGCTTGGAGCGCTCACATCTCCCACATTATAGACGATAGAGGAAGCCGCTAGTTTATTAAACACAGCAACTAGCATTTCCTCAATTCCATTAAGGTTACCTTCGTTGTCCAGGAGTGGCACAAAGATGTTTATAGAAAAGTTAGCAAGTGGGGCAATGGTGTTGTAACTATTGTTGTTAGGAGTTACATAAGGATCACTTGGACTAATTACTACGCTGTTAACGATAGGTGTTGCTGGCGGGAATGAAAATACTGACCAGAGTGAGTTATCGACTAGCGCTGCTGCAATAGTGGCGCGAAGTGTTGAAATAGCGGCGGTCATGGTCAACCAACCATGCTGCGCGGATCAAGAAAAGGCGCAAGCAAGCCGCGAACGCGAGCAAGCAAAGTATTACCCATGCGGTAAGGACTTGGAGCGTATCCGTCAACAGTAACGCCACCGCTTGAAGGTGCTTGACGAGACTGCCAGATGTCGATCGAGATCATGAGGCTTGCTTCTTGGATCGCTGGAATAGTTGAATAATCTGTATAAGTCTCAGCTGCTGCTGTGCCATAAGGTTGAATTACATGGTAAGGATTATTGTTGCCAGCAGTAATAGTTATGTTAAAAGAGTATTCGCCAACCTCAGTAATTGTCTTTGTGCCATTGTAACGGCTTCCTGAATTGCTGATCGTAACGCTCTGCCCAATGTAGAAAACTTCTCGGATATCACTATCAAAGTAAAGAGTACCAACTGTGCCAGAACTCGAATGAGCAATAATTGGCTGTTGGTTTTTCCATAGAAAAGGGATCAACACATTATCGGCAGCATCGCAGACCTCTTGCAAGGTTGCGTCAGAGTAAAGTGTGCCAACACCAAGTGCGGCTCTTAACTCGCTTACTGTCGTGTAACTCATTTGATCCTCTTTCTAAAGACTGGCGGCCTAGAAGGGCACTAGGCCGCCAGCGACTTAGTTAACTGCTATTAGGCAGTCATGTTGAAGCGGCGTACGCCCTTGCCAGACTTGCCCACATAAATTGCGAGGTAGCCGTAGAGTGCGATTTCGAGTTCGCCTGTGGTTAAAATATTTAGACGAAGTTGTGTCTGTGGAGACTCCCAGCAATATACAGAACCTGGTGCAACGAGGAATGCTGACTCATCGACTAGGCCTGATGTTGTGATGTTGTGATCTACGATGAGATCAGTTCCGAGAATGTTTCCACGAACGCTTGAAGCAACTGCTGTTCCTGATGCGTTCTGTGTTGCGCCCTGTGCTGAGTAAAGTGCGCGACCAGTTGTGTCTGCGTAACCTGCAATGGCTGCCCATTGGTCAGTTGATGCGATCAACTTGTTAGCGAAGTCTCCGCCAGTTCCCTTGTAGGCCTTTGCGCCTTCAACAGAGATGAATGACTGGAGTCCTGCTGCTGTTGTTGCAACTGATGTTGCTTGAGTTCCGTCTGCTGTGAATGCAGCGATAAGTGCCTTATCTGTTGCTGCTTCGTAGGCTTTACGGAGTTCAGCCATGAGAAGTTCCATGAACGCTGGTGATGAGCGGTCGATGAGTTCCCAAGAAACGCGGTTTAATCCGGCGAACTTGTTAATTGAAACTGTGTCATAAGCTGAAGTCATGCCTGTATCAGTAACAGATGCACCTTCGTTGACATCTGCAACTGCTGGTGCTGTGTCTGCTGATGTTGCCTGAGTGTAGAGGCGTGGAACTGTAAAGGACATGCCGCTTTCCACGAGTGGCGCACGCGTTACTGCATCAAATGACGGACGGCCCGAGAAGGTGTCTGTGATGAATGAGTTAAGGTGAAGTGGAAGTGTCAAACCTGTGTTAGTTGATGTTGAGTCATCTGCTGCACGAACTGTGCGGCGTGCTTCGTCATCACCTAGAGCAGACTTGATAGATGCTTCTAGATATTGTGCTGATGAAATTGGTGCAATGCGCTCTTTTGCATAAGCCATTGCTGGAACAGTTGCGCGTGCGGCTTCAACAGCCGTTGCCTCAACTTCTGGTGCTGCTACGGTGTCTGGAGTATTTTCCACGACCGCCTCGCTTTCTGGTTGTGTGTTTGGTTCAGCAGGGGTTTCTACTTCCTCTGCTGCGATCTCAAGAACCTGAGCAGACTTAAAAGCCGGTTCAGTTACTAGAGAAACTTCTTTTAACTTCGCTGCTGTGACAACTGTGTGTCCAGCGCGTGACGGTGCTGATGCGATAATCTCTGCACCTACTGAAAGACCGCTAACGAGTCCTTCTTGCGCCATAACGAGTGCATCGTTGCCACCTGTTGAGCGACTTAGTTTGAAAGTTGCGTAGATGCCGTCTGGTCGGACTGTTGCAGTAACCATGCGGCCGATAGGCTTCTTAACATCGTGCTGTGATAGCAACTTGATCTTAGAAGGGTCATCTATCTCGATGCTTCCTGCTTCAAAGACTACGCCGCCAAGATTAGTGTTACCGATTTCGCCTGTACCCATTGGCACGATCTTGCCTGAGATTTCGCGGCGTTCCTCGCTGCATTCAATAGATGCTGCTTCGATGTATAAGGTTTCCATTAACTTATGCCTTCGCTTCCGTTAGGAGTTAAGTCCGTCATTTCCATAGCCTGTTCAGTTGTAATAAGTCCTAGAGTTAGCAGTTTCTCAATAACCTGAAGTTCAACCAAAGGATCATCTTTCAAGAATGTATCGAATACGCTGAAGCGCACCTCATGTCCTGCTGTGGAGATGTCGTCCATTGAGAGGCGTGTCTGGATCGCTTGGATAAAAGGTTCGATGCTCAGTGCATAAAATTGCTTGCGTTCCTCGGTGACATTTGCATAAGTCATTGTGGTGTTCTGATCAGCTGATAAGTAATAAGCAGGAACATTCATAGCGCGAGCAATTTCAGTTGATAGGTTCTGAATAGCCTCGTTGTACATCATGTCTTTAGGTGAGAACTGTGTTGACTGGAACTCAAGAGTAGATGTCAGATAAGCAGTTGAATTATTTTGACGGCTGCGCTTCCAAGCAGCTAAGAGTCCTGAGACTTCTTGCTGTGGAAGGTCTGCGCCTGTGTTCTTTAAGATGCCTGAACTCATTGGAGTTGCAGCAGAGATAGATGCTGCTCGGTTGATGTCGATCGCGGCTTGAATAGTTCTACCAGCGCGCTCTAACACGCCTTCATCTAATCCTTGGATAGTTACAATATCGTTCATGCTAATAGGCGCAATATCAACATAATACTGAGTGATCATGATGCCTTCAAGATCAGTTGTATAAGTTACGCGAGAGTTAGCGATCCATTCAAAGGCTGAAGGGCGGCCGTCCTCGGCGTAGCGCTCGGTTACACGAAGGTAAGCAACTCCGTAGAATAGCAACGAGTCCACGATCCAGTTAATTGTTACGAATGAAGGCTGGTTCTTTGATAGTTGGTTAATCCAACGAGGCGGCGCGATAACTTCGCCGGTGCGCTTGTTGTAATACTCTAAAGGAATCGAAGCGACTGTGCCACAGATTAAATTGCGGGCGCGAGCAACAGAAGGAACAGACATTGCATCTTTGCGCGAAGTGCGAAGGGTAAGGTTGCTATAAAGTGAGGGTAAGTTTTCGCCCATTACCTGTGGCGCTGCTTGCGCTTCTACGATTAGCGGCTTGCGCGAAAAGATACCCATAGGGTGCAATTATACACTAGATAACTGTCATTCGATGTAGATAGCGGCAACCTGTTGTGGTTTCATTAGCATTGAGACAACCATAGCCAAAGCGATCGGTGCAGAGATATCACCAGCCGACTTTCGCTTTACAATTCGCCAAGCAGAGTCATTTACTTTAGCCGCGCAGTTATTCATCTGCTGAATTAGGTTTGCTTGACCATTGTGAACCACTTGATGCGTTACCAGACCGTTCAGCAAGTCTCCGCACGCCTGATAGAACTGCTGGCCTGAGATATCTTGAACAATGCAGCCAGCATTCGATAACTTGTCGGCGATCGACTGGGTTGCGTACTTGTCGTAGCAGATTTGTCGCGGTCGATACTGGTCAGCCCAAGCCTTTATATCAGCTGCGATCTTTAGGTCATCGACTGAAACTGCGCTCTCCCAAGTCTGCAAGATACCCACGCCGATCTTTCCGTCTGGCAATATCTGGCCTGCAACAAGTGAAGCATTACGCCTCGAAGGTGAAACATCGAAGCCAAAGACTGTGTAACCGCCGGGCGGGATCTGGAGTTCGCTGTTGCTGGTTTCCTCTAATATGCCATGCGGCCAAGGGCTGCTTAGGGAGTCGATCCATTGGCAAAGCAACTCTGTGCGCGTATTTTCTATTGGCGAAGTTGCCACGCTTTCCTCAAGGGTCTCTAAAGTTACGAGATAGCCCAGCGCAGGATTAGCCAGCGCCCAAGATTTAGGATCATCTATCTTGCAGTATTGAGGGGCTGAGTATTCGTAGAACCCGAAAGATTTAGGCGGGTTATCGAGTGCGCGCTCTCTTAATTGGTTTAGAACTTGGCTGAAAGCATCTCCAGCGTTAGAAGTTAGGAAGGTGTGAGCGTTAGCGCGGGCGCGAGTTACCGGCATCGCTGCTCTGTATCCGTCCTCTGACCATTCGCGGATTTCATCAAGGAACA